TCTGAGTTACCGGGCAACTTCCCCCTGATACTCTGGCTTTGGTCTCGGTTGATACTTTTCCCTTAAGTTTGCTCTCTGTCGCATACCCCACAGTATGCAGTTCAGATGATTGCAATGATCGTCAGGGACGGCGATCGTTGAATTCACTTCCAGATCGCCTCTTTCTTGATACCAGCCACTATCACTTTCATTCATGATGTTACCCTCACTGGATAGCAGGTCCACCCTGCTATTGATGCAAAAACAATCATACCAAAATATTATTTGATGATAAGCGACGGTTTGCCAGTTTTAATCTGCGCGCCCGGAACCGATATGCCTGCTTCAAGCTTTTTCTTGATGGCGAGCTTGTCTGGCTTGATCAGAGTTTCGTAATCAACAAGCTCAGGTGGAAGCGATCCGCTATCCAGAATTTCAACCGACTTTGATGGTGCGCGGATGCTTACCTGGTGAACGCCAGCCTTCAGTGATTTCTTGCCGGCGGTCTCAAGTGAAGATGCAATGTATTCCTTAATTCGATCTGCTCGGGCTTCTGATGCTTTAGCCCGTTCTGCTAACTTTTTGCTTTCGGCTTTAAGTGTCTCAGCATAAGCAAGCTCATTTTTTATAACGGCCAGGCAGTTTTCAATCTTTCCTTCCAGCTCCCATTCGATACCGTCCAAAGTGTCGGCGATGAGTTCCGGATCCATATCAGAATCAGAAAGTTTGGCAAAATCGTTAGCGATTTCGTACAGTGATGTCATTGCGCTGTCTCCAGTTTATTTTTTGCTTCAACATAGATTTGCTGAACGTTTTTCTGAACGTCCATTCCGTTGGTCATGCGGTATGCTTGTTTGAAAATTTCCTTTAGCTCACCCATCGTTTCACTCATTGACATTTGATCGCAAAGCTCGCTTAAACGTGAGTTAAATTCCTGTTCCTTCTGCTGTTCATCCTGAATAACTTTCTCTTCAGGCACATATTCCATAACCGGCTCAGTGAAAATACCCTCATGCTCATTCAGCATGTCAGTGGCGCGATCCATTCGCTCAGCGCGCGGCCAGTATTTGCTGGCGCGCTTCACAATGGTCTTTCTTGCCATCTCTGACCAGAAGTTAACCCACGAGCCTTTTGGAGAGTTTCCGGCTTTGCTTACCTTCCTGATGTCTTCGATTTCCTGCAGACTCATTTCCTCAGTGAGGTAATCGCCATCAAATGTTTTCACCGTGCAATAGCCTCCCACTACCGCGCCGCGTTCTTCTGCCGTAGCGAAAGCGTTATATTTGTGCATTGGCGCGCGATCTAAACCTTGCGGCTCGTAAGAGTCACTGGCGTGAACCAGTTTGCATTGCCCCCACTTAATCACGCCTGCTGACTGTGCAATGTGCATCAATCCCATATAAGAGATGTCAAGACAAACCATGTTGTCGCGCGGAACCAAGTAGGCCAGCTTGCTCGCCGGGTTAAGCGAGATGCCAATAGCTGCCAAGTTGATAATGGCATTCTGTGCACTGGTAGGGTTTGCGATTGCTGTCTTCGCAAGGAAATCATTTCGCTGGAATAACTGGATAGCAAACTGTGACTCTTTGGCCCACTGAACTGACTGATCGCTAACCGCGCCTTTAAATAGTGGTTCCTGCTGGTTTACGAACTGGACTAAATCAAAGCTCATCTTGTTTACCTTCTACGTTCTGGTTGTCAATTTCAGCGGCGTACTCGCGCGATGCTGTTTTGTATGCGACATCGCGAACCATTTCATTGATAGCGATCTGGATGTCGTCGGTGTTCATTACCGCCTGAGCGTGCTGACCGGTAAAATAACCCATCAGGCACGCCATGATTCCTGATTCAACCGGAGCCATGCATTTAGTTGCCGGCAATGCCTGTTCAACACGCTCGGCAAGCATCTCTTTGTCGGCATCACTGAACCGGTCAATGATGGCCTGAATTCGCTGTTCGTAATTCATATGTATCTCCTGTTAGCTATTAATCAGGCGTCATCGCAATGGCGCCTTGTTAATTGCTATTGGTTGCCGGAGGCAGTGAGCGTTGTCAGTGGTTACTGGCCCAGCGTCGGGAATGAACTGGCTATACGACCTAGTTTATCGAGCAAATCATCCAGTTCGATTCCATTGTCGTCGCAATATTCGGCCAAATATTCAAGGCCCATATCCTCTGCAAACGTTTTGATAATTCGCGCTTCTGTTGCGGTTAGCTGGTCCATCTCAAATCCTCTCTATCATCGCCAACCCCATCAGCAACACAGTCACTACCCAGCAGATAATGCAATCTTGTGTGCTCATGGTTTTGGCCTTGGTGTAGGTAAAAAGAAACCCGCTCGGTGGCGGATTATGTTGTTTGTTTGCGCCATCCTTTGGCAAAGAAAATTAACCCTTTCTTCTTCAGCGCTTGTAGTCGGCGATCAAGCACGCGCGCTGGCTCATCCTTGCTGTGATTTACGCAGTCTGAATAGATTTCGCCGCTGAAAATCGTACCGAATTGTCTTGGTTTATCGCTTAGAGCGGCGAGTATCAACTCATCCAGCTTTGCGTAATCCTTCATACTCACCTCTTATCAGTTCTGCTGCGTCCACGCTGTTTAGTGAACAGTTGATTTATCTTTAGCTGCCACACACAAGGCAACTGCAAACATCCCGATCGCCGCGCCAATCAGCACGCCAACACCCATACCGATGAATAAACCTGAGTAGAAGTCCATCAGATCCCCTTGCCAGCAGGCTTGCAGTTATCGTAATAAAGCCACTGAGCACCGTCAGCGCTAACCTGATATGAACCACCACGCTTGATGAATACTGCGCCATCTTTACTGAATCCACGTAGAACGCCGGATTTCAAAACCTTCATTGGCGGCGAGGTTAAAACATTTTCTCCCTGAACAACCTGAAAAGAGATCCCGTTATCAGCGATGATGGCGCCTTTCGGTATAAAGCCTAAGTTTGCGGTAGGCTGCTCACCCAAACCAGCAACCAGGCTGGCATCGCAAACCAGGATTTTATTTTCAGCCATTGCTGCGGCCGGCATCAGCAGTAACGCCCCCAGGATTAATTTCTTCATTAGTGCACCTTTGTGATCATTTGTGATTGTCGAATGTGTTCGGCCGGAACATACATAACCAGCCACTTGTTTTTTTCTGCATCCCAGCAGTAAGCCTGTTCACCTAAAATCATGTAGGTAACCCACTTGAAATCAGATTGCAGCTGCCAGAACTCAGCGCCAGGCATCGGGATACTGTGAACCACTTCACCCACTGACTCGATCGCATAACCTTCTACCACCTGACGCAGCAGATTGCATTGTGACATGGATACGCTGTTAGGAATTGAAACCGGTATTGATGACGTTTTCATCATTCGTATTCCTTGCCGATAAATGCAGTCTTGTTGCCGTTGTAGATAAACTCAATTGCAGCCGAGAATGATGGATGAGATGTTGATATCTTCACTTCGTTGAACCAGATATTCAGTCCAGCTGTTTTTATCGTTCCGAGGTTGCAGAACCATTCGATGTTTATGGTTACTGAAGCGCTTTTAGTAACATTCACAAAGCTGATATCTCGCATGTCGTTATCTGCAAGCTCTTGGATGATTCCAAGTGACTGCGCCTCATGAAGCAATCCAATAAAACCTTCTCTGTCGTTAATTTTCATTTGCACGTCTCTTTTAGTTAAGGGCGATAATAATGCTTGCGATTGCGTTGCTGACACCCGGGATCATAATCATCAGACCAAGCGCAAGCATCACCACTGAATAGAAAGAAAATCCTAAAAAAACAAATAAATGGTACATGTCTAATCCCCTTGTTAATTGCCAAAGCACACTCGCAAATGTTCTTTGGTAATCGCAGACTATTTCTCTTATCTGCTCATCATCATTGCCGTTCATCCTGAACCCGCCGATGGGCCGACCTTACTGGGCCGTTCAGTTACTGATTCGTTCTGTGTTACGGACTATACGACTATGCAAAAATATCTTCAACACCTTTTGTGAGAAAAAAGGTAATTTATTTTTTAATGATTTTCTTTACATAATGTTTGGGGTGTGAAAAGATGCACTACATCAACAACGCGGAGGATTAAATGACTATCGATGAAGCGGCAAAGTTAGCCGGAAGCAAAGTGGCGCTGGCCAGCCTTCTCGGAGTGACAGAGAAAACCATTTGGAAGTGGAAGAAAGAAACTGGCGATTTGCCTTCTGATCGCTACTACCAGATGGCGGGGCTGTTATCCATGAAGCAGTGGAAACCAGTTGCAGGGCAGAAGTTTCCTAAGCCATAAAAAAAAGGCCCAACCAATAAGATTGAGCCTAAACAAAAGTGCAAATGAAGTGAGGTTTAAGTATGACAGACAAAAAGATATTTAAGCAAGAGCAGGGCATGCCTTGGGTTCCAGAGGTTGGTGAATTTGTGGCTTATAGTGTTGCATCTTCAGATCATCCTCAAATGGGAATTTGTTGCGGGTATCAGGCGTGGCAATCTCTCGATGGAACTACTCATGACGTTAGATTTCATGTTCGGATTGCAAATCCAACAAAGCCAAATGAGCAGATTAACATGCGAAATTTAAAAGATTTAATAAAACCAACTGAAGGTGAGGTTAGTGCATATTTGTTTTTTATTGCAATTGAGAGCCTGATCGCTGAAGAGGACGCCAGAAAAGTATCAGAACATCTTTCATCAAATGGTTTTGGTAAGGTTCATTAACATGAAGCCGCTATCAATACTCGACAGGCCAATAGCATTCCAGCGCATATTTGTAGAGTTTGGTGCGGGAATAACTGGCGCGCTGTTTCTTTCTCAGTGCGTTTACTGGGCCAACAGAACGAAAGATAAGGATGGTTGGTTCTACAAAACGCAGGAAGAGTGGCAAGACGAAACGGGATTATCCAGATATGAGCAGGAGGGCGCGAGGAAGAAACTTAGAGATATCGGATTAATCGAAGAGATGAAATCTGGTGTTCCTGCAAAACTTTATTATCGTGTTGATGAACAAAGGATTTGTGATTTTATTAACCTTGCATCCTTGGATGCGGAAATTCCGCATACTGGAATGCGTAAAACCAGCAACCTTGTAAGCGGAAAACCAGCAGACATTCATACACAGAATACAACAGAGACTACATATAAAACCTATTCGTCAGAGAATCCTTCGGACTCTCATGACAAGCAGGTTAATAAGAAGTCCTCTTTCACTGATGAGGATATGCGCTGCGCAGAGTACATAGCCCAAAAGGTTGACGCTCTGGCTGGTTCAACAGGAAAGCACCCGATGGATAGCTGGGCTAACACCATCAGGCTGATGAGAGAGCGAGATAATCGTAATCACCGGGAAATATGCGATCTGTTCAAGTGGGCCAACAATGATCACTTTTGGAAGGATAATATTCTTTCCCCTGAAAAGCTGAGGAAGCAGTGGCAGAAGCTGACCATTCGAAGAAACAGTGAGCGGACAGGATCGACGGCAGCAAGGCCAGCACTGGACTTCAATAGCACGGGCTGGGCTGACGGACTTTTAGATAACGGAGACTGACATGAAAAACATGGCAGGTGTGATGAAAGCAGTAAGTAACCGTGATGGCACGGCTCTGGCCAGCATGGCTCAGCCTAAGCCAGCGGTGAATGCTCAGCCATCAAGAGAGGCGACAGCATTCTTTAACGACCTGTTTCAGCAGCTGAGCGTGGTTTTCCCGGCAATGCAGATCCATATTAAAACTCAGTCAGATCTTGATGAGTTGAGAAAGCAGTGGATCACCGCATTCAAGGAGTCAGGTATCAGCAGCAAAGCTCAGGTTGAGGCCGGAATGCGTAAAGCCAGGCAGAGCGAAAGCCCCTACCTGCCATCACCGGGACAGTTCATCGCATGGTGCCATGAGCAGACCGCTATCATGGTTGGCTTGCCAGATCCAGAAGAGGTGATGAAAGAGTTTCGACGATACTGTCAAGATAAGAGCCTGTACGACTCTCCAGAGGCTTTCCCGTGGTCAGGTGACATCATGTACTGGATGTGCACAGAAATGCGCTCAGCGATGATTGAGCGCAACATGACGACGCAGGAAGTTGAGAAGCTAGCGGACAGGCTTCTAAAAAGCTGGGTGAGCAGGCTTAAGGGTGGAGAGAAAATACCAAAGCCAGTGATTTTAATCACACATGAATCTACGCCATCAACACCAGAGAAAGCCAAAGAAGGCCTGGCTCTGTTGAAGGCAACTTTAAAAGCAAAGAAGTGATTTATTAACTAAGAGGAAGTGCAAATGAAATTTTTCAAAAACGCTATGGTTTACCGTCTTAACCGCGATCTGCCACTGAATGCAGAAGAACTTGAAGAGCAGTTGCAGCATTTCGCATTCACGCCAGCAGGCAGCCAGGATATGTCTAAAACCGGTTGGGTGGCACCAGTCGGTGAAAGCCTGGTTTATTCTGCCAATGGCCAGTTACTGCTGGTTGCACAAACCGAAGCTAAAAACCTGCCTTCAGACGTCATTAAGCGCGAGCTGAACGCCAAGATCGAAAAGCTGGAAGGTGAGCAGCAGCGCAAGCTGAAGAAGACCGAAAAAGACAGCCTGAAAGATGAAGTGCTTCATAGCCTTCTGCCGCGCGCTTTCAGCAAGTTCAGCCAAACCCAGATCTGGATTGACACAACCAACAACCTGATCACCGTTGACGCCGCCAGCGCGAAAAAGGCAGAGGATGCACTGGCGCTGCTGCGTAAGTCTATCGGTAGCCTTCCTGTGGTTCCGCTGACGCTGGAAAACCCTGTTGAGTTGACGATCACCGAATGGGTTAAGTCTGGTGACATGCCAGCAGGTTTCGCACTCGGTGACAGCGCCACGCTGAAAGCTGTGCTTGAAGATGGCGGAATCCTGAAATCGAAAAAGCAGGATCTGGTATCCGATGAGATCGCCACGCACCTTGAAGCCGGAAAGGTTGTCACCGAGCTGGCTTTGCAATGGCAGGAGCGCATCACATTCACCCTTACGGACGCGGCCGCCATCAAGCGCATTCACTTTAGCGATTCACTCACCGAACAAAACGATGACATTGATCGCGAGGATGTTGGCGCGCGCTTTGATGCTGACTTTGTTCTGATGACTGGCGAGCTTTCTTCGCTGATTTACCAGCTCGTCAATGATCTGGGCGGCGAAGCTAAACGCTAATTCTATGCCCCGGCCGCGCGCCGGGTTCATCCGCCGACAAAGGCGGCAAGAGCAAAACTAAGGGTGGTGGATTTTGAGACACGAACTGAAAATTTTACCGCAGCACTTCACGCCGGTTCTGGATGAAATTAAAACCGCTGAGCTGCGCAAGAACGACAGAGATTTCTCAGTAGGAGATACTTTATTACTAATGGAGTGGGATGGGGATTATACTGGAGAAGCATGTGAAAGAGTTGTTACGCATATAGCTGATGTGGGCGATTACCTTCCTGGATATGTTTTATTAAGCATGAGAAAAAAATAATGAAACTCATATTCATAACCCTAGGTCTACCTGGCGCAAATGAGGATGATTTTAAATTCCTTTGCAAACCATTCAAGCGCGATCATGAAATTTCAGTATGGCGGCAGCAAACGAGGAGATATTACTGATGAAGAAGTTAACGGCTGAGAAGTGCAGGTCTAGAATTGAAACCTTATTAAGATTGAAGAATATTGATAAAATTTCAATTGAGGGTGATTATCATTTGCAGGCATACCAGATTGCCCTGCCAGTACTGGAGCAGCAGGAACACCCAACGGACACCTACCGGCAGATTGAAAATAATGGCTGGTTACACTGGAATGGCGAGATGGCATTGCCTCCAGTGAAAAGTCACGTCTTGGTTGAGGTTAAGCGCCGCAATGGGGGGTTAATTCAACGTCAAGCGCAAGAGTTTGCATGGCGCAATAGTCCCGTAAAAAGCGGAACAGACATCATCGCCTATCG